ACGGCTGGTATATCCTCTTTTTCAGGGCGATAATAGCCGTTCCCGTCCTGTGCGTTAAGTATGCAGGTTTCCCGTCTGGCTTGTGATATAAGTTCACGGACAGTTCTATCTGGTAAGCCGATTCTTTTGCACAGCTCTGCTCTTGTGACGGCATTTTCCCGTCCTTGTGGTATGCAATCAACAATATTCATCGTATCACCCCGCTAAAAAGGCAAGTCCCCGTCGTCCATAATTTCCTCAAAGCCTCCGCTTTCAGGTGTGTACTGCACATCAGCACTGTCTTGCTTTTCCTTCTTGCTGTCTGCAAAATATACCTTTTCCGCTAAAACTTCAAATGCTTTTCGTTTATTACCGTCTTTGTCTGTGTAGCTTCTGGTTTGAATAGCTCCTTGAACGGCTATCTTTCTGCCCTTTTTGAAGTATTTGCAGATAAACTCTGCTGTACCTCTCCACGCTACAATGTCGATAAAATCCGCTTGTCTTTCTTCTCCTGACTTTTGGTATGGACGGTCAACGGCTATGCTAAAGCCTGTTACCGCATTGTCGTTTTGTGTATGCTTTAGTTCTGGGTCAGCTGTCAAACGACCGATTAAAACAACAGTATTCATGTCTACCCCCTGTATTCTCTGTCAATCTGATTTTCTAAAACTTTGATTTGCAGCTTGTAAACGTTGCATGCTTCCAAAGCTGCCTTATATGACGTTTCCGCTACATCTCGGTTGAATTTTAGCCCTGCGATTTCCGCGTTTCCTCGGCATATATCACTGATTATCGTTACAGGAGTACCTTTGTCTCGCTCCTCTAGTATCTTTTTTGCAAGAGATACCCTGTAATCTTGCTCTGCTTTTGCATAAGCCCTGCCCCTATTTCCTAGCTGCTGCAAGGCACTGTCTAGCAATGATACTTTTGCAGATAGCTCCTGCATAAGCTCTACGCCGCTCATAGGTAGTTTCTCCCGAACTCTGTCAAAAAGTCTTTGTCAGGATAGCTTTCAATAAAAGCTCTTTGTCCGATTTGCTTCAACCAAACATTCAACGCTTTTGAATGATGTACGCCTGGGTCACCTGGGATATTTTCATTGTGGTGCTTGTGACATAAGTACACTTTTAACCCGTATTTTTCACTTTTCTTGCGGTTGCTTGCACCAAAAATATGATGTTCTTCAAGACTTGCAGTTGTACCGCAGATATAACAAACTTTATCTTTTTGTATGATAGACTTGCTCAATTTTTAGTCTCCCTTTCAATAGCTTCTTTCTTCTTTTCCAAAGCCTTTATATATGGAGTAAACTGCTCCAAAGTAATTTCATCTATAGAGTGTGGTGCGGTATCGGGATATTTCTTTTGGAAGTATTTTAGAGTGCTTTCTATATCGCATCCAATAACCTCAAGAGAATCCAAAAGTACTTTTTTCTTTATATCGTCTATATACTCAACTTTTCGCTCTCGGCTGAATCGGTCATCAAGTTCTGCGCTTGATTCTTTTTCAGGGTCTTCACCTGTAGGAATCGCAAAGGTGCGTAAAAGAAGATACTTGTATGCATAAGTCATAGCTTTACCCACACCTTTATCTTGTGTGTCTACACCTGTACCACTGGACACGGCTTCTATATAATCGTTTTCATTCTCTATATTTTGGATGCGGTATGTAACATCTACTGTGGTTAAAACACCATCTTTACTGTGCTCTTGTTTTACTGGTACTATGACAATACCGTGAGTAATCAAACTTTTTCTTATGGTTGTTGTGACTTTTTCCTCCGAAATCGCTCGGTATTTCGTCTTGCCAAACTCGATTTGGTCGTCTTTTGCAAGGTACTGTACATCCTGCATTACAGCAGATATGCGTTGAAATATATTTTTACCACTCATGTCATTTCACCTGCAAATTCATACTCTGTTTAAGCTCTGCGCCTTCAAGCTCTTTTCCTTCTTTTATCATCTTTGTAACATCTGCTTTTGGAATTTTTATTGTGGTTTCCGTAATACATAAATCTGGATACTGCTCTTTGAACGCTTCTTCATCAGCTATGTACAAAGATGTTGATTTTCTGAAAGAAATAGCATTTCTTGGCGTTTCCAATCTCTCCATACCGATAGCCTGCATGGAGCAAGACGAATAGTGTTTCAGGCTATCAATCTGCGCTTTTTTCGACTTCATACGCTTATCCAAAGCTTCTTTCTCTGCTTTTATCGCAAGCATTTCAGCCTCTTGGTTTTTTATCATACATGCGATATTATCTGCCTTTTCGTTAAATTCTCCCTTGATACCCTCTAATGTATCTGCTACAGCTTCAATCGGGATTTCTTCATCCTCAACTGCCTGTAAAAATTGATTGTATTCGTTACTGATTTCATATAGCTTCATTTGTCTGTGTCAATCCTCCACTCATACTGATAAAATTCAACGTCTTTGTATATAAAAAACTTCTTATATGGATACATCCAGTCATCTTGCTCTACTGTGCTTAACTCGGCTCCCACGGCACTAGCTAAAACTTCAATACGTCCCGTAACTCGAACTCCTCCATTAAAAATCGGATACAGATTGGCTTTGCACTCTTGCTGTAGTGCTGTATATCCTTTGTATAGCTTTACCAAGTCTTCTACATCATCAACAGTGTTTTGCTTATCGTCTGCAAAAGCAGGATGATTTCTAGCCTTCATTTGACACATACACTCCTATCTGCTATACTTTTTATGAATATATTTTCTATTGCCCTTAGTAGGAGTTGCCGCTCCTCTAGGGCTTTTTCTTTTTTTACTCAAAAGATGATGGACTACTGCCAGCAAAGCGATACCTGCGATACACACTGCTTGTCCTATAAAAAAGCCTGCTGTATCAAGTCTGCCTTGCTCAAAGCTCCCGACTACGCCAAGGGCTGATATAGTCAAGGCGAAGGTCAGTCCAATTGTCACCCAGTCAAATATTTTTCTCATTTAGTCACTTCCTTTGATATTGGCACAGAGCACTGCTCAATCTTTTTCTTTATATACTCTTCGACATTACCACCAGATAAAATTTGCAAAAAAGCATCGGCATAACTCACAGTTCTTGATATAGTTACTTTCGTTGCTCGTCCCTTTATTTCATGCATAGTACCACCCCCTTTCAGTGATTATTTTTCACCTATTCTTGACTTTTAACATCTACCCATTAGCAGTGGCAAAGAACTTTGATTGAATAAAAATTTACCAACTGGGCTATAAACGTTTGTATAGGAAAGTCGTTACCAATGAGAAAAATCATGAAAAAGTATGTTAATATATGAATTTTTCTTTGCCACTGGTAATAGGTAGACATGTTGTCAAGTTGCCCTCTCTCCCATATAGTGGTAAAATTTATTTGGGAGGAGGTGATTATTATGAGATTAAATCCAGATTGTATTAAGGACATACTTCTATATCTAGAAAATAATGAACAGTTAATAATATCTCCAAATGATATAATTAAACGTGTAGAGCATAATGTGCCTGAACTTCAGCAATATTCCTTTGACGAACTCATCTACCACTCAAAGCAATGCGATTTGTCTAATTTTATTACTAATTTCAAAACATATATTCACGGAGGAATAAACATTTCGTGTCTTACTCCCAAGGCGCATGAATTTCTCAAATATATACGTACGGATACTACGTGGAATAAAATCAAAGACAGGTTGAAAAAACTAGCAGTTCCTACGATGACTGCCTTAATAGAAATTGCAATAAAAACTGCGACCCAATAATGATGTACAATTGTCTTTTATAACACATCCATAGTGAGTGTTAACTGTGCTGCTTCACCTGCATTAACTTGTAAATTAAAACTAGTAACAGTTTTCAACTCTACCCCATTAAGATAAAGGTGATATGTAGCACCATCTTTTTTTATATCCAAGGTTGGATATTGTTTTTTATATTCTTCTGACATCTCATAGACTTTCATTCTCTTTTCTCCTTTCTAATCACTTACTTTGAACATCAATATTAAGTAAAATTTCTTTTGAAGCCAATTCATCTGCCAATGAGTTGGCTTTCTTTAATAGTTTTAATAGTTTTTTTGCTTTCTTTGTTGCTTCTACTACCTGTGAAGTATCTACATCAATAACAATGTAGCCTTTCGCTTCTTCTTTTAGTATGTAATTTTCCATTTTCTTTCTCCTTTCTTGTAAGTTAAGTTGTAAATTCTCATAAAAAATGGTAATATCTTCAGTAGGAAGGAGGTGGAACAATGGGATTAGTTGACCATACACAAGATGTTGTAATTGATTATCCGTGGGAAGCTGCCTTTAACGCGATTGAAAAAGCAATCCCAAACATAAAAGGCATGCAAATTGAAAATTCTAATAAAATTACAAAAACAATATCCGTAAAGGCCGGTGTCTCGCTATTTTCATGGGGTGAAAATATTACTATCAGTCTTGAACCATTAGAAGAAAATAGGACTAAAATTTCCATTTTATCAACACCGAAAACAGGGGTTATGTTTGGTGGTGCTATGGATATGGGAAAAAACAGAAAAAATATAAATGCCATCATAAATGAAGCAACAAAATACTTGTAATTTCCATTTGAGCATAGCAAACATCTATATTGTTATTTTAATAGAATGTATATTTGACACATACTCTCGCTTAGTCGAGCCAGAATTTCATCTGCCGTATCTTTTGAAACCTTCGCCAACAATTCCAGTTGTTGACGGAGGATTTCTTTTTCTGTCATTTCTTCAATTTTCTTTTCTTCCATGTTCTTTCTCTCCTTATTCGATGATGTCTTGTACTGCCACTCCTAAACCCGTAGCAATCTTTGCAGCTGTTTGCGGTCTGCAATTTTGTCCGCTTAGGATATATGACAAATTTGTTTTTGATACTGCGGACAACTGCGCTAATGTGGTTTGAGTAATTCCCATGTCTGCCATGAGCAATTCCACTTTTGTTCTGTTGATTTTCATGCTTTCTCTCCTTCCTTAGTCGGCTTTTGATTTGAATAAGGTTTCTATATCACTATTTGGGAAAAAAGTTGACTTTATCTGAAAACACTGTTCCCATTCAAAAGTACTTCTCCCCGTCAACTTATTTGAAAGTGTTTTTTCTGAAATTCCCAAAGTTTTGGCTATTGTCTTTTTTTTGATACCACCTTCCCAAATAGCTTTTTCTAAATTAGGATAGTATCTTTCATTTAAAGCTCTCTGTACTCTCATGCATATCACCTCCTCAAAAACTTCAATTAATTGATGTTTAATCATAGTTTACTTCAATAAATTGAAAATGTCAAGTATTTTTATACAAATATTTTTCATTTAATTGAAGTTTTATTCTTGACATGTTGGTAAAGTACCTATATAATATGAATAAAGGAGGTGTTCCTATTGGGATTTGAAATAATAAATGAATTAAAAAAAGAAAAAGGCTTAACAAATTTGCAGTTAGCAAAGCTATCAGGAACAACTCTCAGTACAATAGATAAAATAACTGCTGGGATTAACCAAAACCCAAAGTTAGATACTCTGAAAGCGATTTGTAAGGTGTTAGGATGCTCTTTAAATGATTTTGAAGATTCTCCAACGGTAACTACTTTCTCTGAGTTAGAAAAAACACACATAAAAAAATACCGCACTCTCGACGAGCACGGTAAAAAAGCAGTTGATTGTATTTTAAATGTAGAGTTCGAGCGTGTAGGAGCCACTAGAACGCCAGTAATACCAATAGGCAACGTTATTACTCTATCCGAGTTTGAACAGCCTGTATCAGCTGGTAAAGGTGTTTACTTGGGAGACGGCAGCCAAACCATTACAAGGGAAGTGCCGAGTAATGATTTAACAAGGCAAGCTGACTTTATTTTACGTGTGTCTGGTAATAGCATGGAACCTAAATATTCGGACGGTGACAGGATTCTAATAAAACGCCAACCTGACGTTAATATCGGTGAAGAAGGAATTTTTATTCTAAATAACGAAGGGTTTGTAAAAGTAAGGGAAAAGGACCGTCTTATATCTCTTAATGCAGAATATGAAGATATAGTATTCCATGACAATGATAATGTTGAGTGCAGAGGAAAAGTTTTAGGTAAATTATAAAGGAGGTTTATTATTATGAGCGATATTAAATTCGAGCCACTATTTGACAAAGGTGAAATTTATTATAAAGAGCCTAGAGACGTACAGATTGGAGACTGGAAAACTAAAGCGATTGGAGAAATGTCTGCTCCTGACGGAAAAAGAGTTCCTATTCTTAAAATGTCTGATAAAATATGATAAATAAAAAACGCCCCTACCCTGCGCCAACAGGATAGGGGCAATGCCTATAGTATATACAGGCAAACCAACACAATAACATTATACCTGTATATCCTATAAATTTCAATACTTATAGGAGAATTTTTATGAGCATTAAAGCAGTAAGCTATTGCAGATA